TTATTGACAGAGATAATTTAAAAGCTTATTAAGTAAATATTTATAAACAATGAAATCGCAAGTATTAAAATCTTTAATTAAAGAGGCCGTTAAAGAGGCCATACAAGAAGAATTAAGAGAAATTTTATTGGAGGCTGTAAAAGCCCCTAAACAAACAGTAATAGAATCTTCTCCTAAAGTTACCCAACCAACACCCGTAAATGAAGATAAAAGAGCACAATATGCTAGTATCTTAGGTGAAACTGCAGCTTCATTTACATCAGCAGATGTTAAACCTAGATTTAACCCTCAAGGAGTATTGCCTGGGGGAGATTTACCTAGTGGTGAGTTAGGAATGGATCAAATAATGGGATTGATGAAAAAATAAGAAATGGCAATTAAAGTTGGAAATATACCGGCGTTTGATCAATACCCTACTGTGGGTATTGGGTTGTCTGTACCTTTTCAATCAACTGCTACTTCGGGTTCTGATGCCATTTTTAATATTAATTATACTACAGCTGAACAAGTAAAGTATAATCTTATTAATTATTTTTTAACACGTAAAGGAGAACGAGTTTTCAATCCTTCTTTTGGTAGTAATGTTCAAGCTTTCCTTTTTGAACAAAATGATCCTGCTGCACTTGAAATTCTTAAAAAAAGTATAGAAGAAGATATTGGTTTAATATTTTCTGTAATTGAATTAAAAGAGATAAAAATTATAGCTGATGAAGACTACTACTCAGTCACAATCCAAATATTTTACTCAGTTTTCTCTAGTTTAAATGAGTTTGTAGAATTTAATATGCCCCTATAATGTCCTTATCTTCAAATACAAGTAAAAAAGTTAATAGAAACGTTGAATATATCAACAGGAACTTCACTGAGATGAGGTCGAATCTTATTAACTTTTCAAAAACATATTTTCCTAATACTTTTACAGACTTTAGTGCAGCCTCCCCAGGAATGATGTTTATTGAAATGGCTTCTTATGTGGGAGATGTTATGGCTTTTTATACTGATAATCAGATTCAAGAAAATTTTATTCAGTATGCTAAACAAAGTAATAATTTATATGATTTGGCTTATATGTTTGGTTATAAACCTTCAGTTTCATCAGCCGCTACTACTGAATTAGATGTTTTCCAAACTGTACCCGCAATTTTAGATGGAGGAGAATATGTGCCCGATTTTAATTATGCTTTAATAATCCAAGAAAATTCAACGGTTACAGGGACTGCTAATTCCTCTTTCTTAACTCAAAATAGGATTGATTTTAGTCAATCTAGCTCTTTAGATCCTACAACAGTAACTATATATGAAGTATCAGGGGGTAACCCAACGTCATTCCTCCTTAAAAAAACAATAAAAGCAATATCTGCTACAATTAATAGTACAACTGTATCAGTTGGAGATTCTCAACAATTTTTAACAACTAATGTTGTAGCTAGTCAACCTTTAGGAATATTAGATATAATTGATAGTGATGGAAATGAATGGACTGAGGTAGATTATTTAGCTCAAGAAACAGTATTTGAAACTATACAAAATACAAATCCATTTGGTCCTGATCCAAATACAACAGATGAATCAGGCCAAGTTCCTTCACTTTTAAGATTAAAAAAAGTTCCTAATAGATTTGTTTCTAGATTTATAAGTAGTAATAATTTAAATAGTGGATCTGCTACTTTACAATTACAATTTGGTGCAGGTACCACTAATGATTTTAGTGAAGAGATAGTACCTAATCCTAATAATGTAGGTATAGGTTTGCCTTTTGGACAAAATAAGTTAACAACTGCTTATTCTCCTACTAATTTTATGTTTGATAAAACTTATGGTGTTGCTCCTTCTAATACGACTTTAACTATAAGATATTTAACAGGAGGAGGTGTTGGAGCAAACATTCCTGCAAATTCACTAAGTTCTATAACTAATACGGGTAATATATTATTTAGCACTGATAATTTAGATTCTACTCTAGCCCAAACTACTTTTAACTCTTTAGCAGTGGACAACCCTAACCCAGCTACAGGAGGAGGTGATGGTGATTCTCCACAAGATTTAAGACTTAATTCTTTATCAAGCTATGCCTCTCAACTTAGAGCTGTAACTCAAGAAGATTATTTAGTAAGAGCTTACAGTTTGCCCTCTCAATATGGATCTATAGCAAAAATATATACTGAATCCCCAAAATTAGAAAATACCCTACCAGGTAAAAATAATTCTGTTTTAGATTTATATATTTTAGCTTATAATGATAATAGCCAATTTGTGAATGCTAGTAGTGCTTTAAAACAAAATTTATCTACTTATTTGTCTCAATATAGAATGATTAACGATTCTATTAAAATAAAAGATGCTTTTATTATTAACATAGGCATCAATTTTGAAATAGTAGTATTACCTAATTATAATAGTAATGAAGTATTATCGAGTTGTATAAGGAGATTACAAGAATATTTTAATGTAGAGAATATGCAAATCAATAAGCCTATTCTTATAAATGAATTGTATACTATATTAGGTACTTGCGATAGTGTTAAAGGAGTTCAAAATATTAAAAGTATTGAAATTGTAAATAAAGTTGGTGAAAGTTTAGGTTATTCTAAATATGCTTATGATGTAATAGGAGCTACTCAAAGTGGAGTAGTTTACCCATCACAAGATCCTTCTATTTTTGAAGTTAAATTTCCTAATACCGATATTAAAGGTAGAGTAGTACCATTATAAAAATAAATTATGGCAGTATATAAATTATTTCCCGAAAAAGATGCTTCTATATATTCTCAATTCCCCTTACTTAATACAGGAGTTGATGAGATATTAGATGTATCTACTTTTTTTACATCTGCTGACCCACAAGTGAGCAGATTTTTAATTAAATTCTCTCAATCTGAGATAGAAGATGTATTAGCTAATAAAATAGGAACAGCTTCATTCCAATCCAATTTAAAAACTTATATAGCAGATATAACAGGTTTAAATTCTACTACTACTCTAGAAGTTTATCCTGCATCTGGTTCATGGAATATGGGCACAGGTAGATATTCTAGCATACCCCAAACTCAAAATGGAGTATGTTGGACTTCTAGATTAAGTGCTAATGATGGGGATTGGCCTACTACTTTCACCTCATATGTAACTGCTTCATATCAAGCAACTACCCCTGGGGGAGGAACTTGGTATACAGGTTCTAGTTTAGGTTTGAATGTTACTCAATCTCAAGAATTAAGTTATTCAAGTGATAAAGATTTAAATGTAGACGTAACTAATACCGTTTTAACTTGGTATAGTGGATCTAATTCTTTAGGGGGATTTTTAAATGATGGGTTTATAGTTAAACAAAGTGATAATGATGAGTTTGTAGCAAATAGGAATTATGTTACTACCGTAAAGTACTTTTCCATAGATACTCATACTATATATCCTCCTGAATTAGAAATGAAGTGGAGAGATTATGATTTTAACACAGGATCTTCAACTAATGTTATTATTGATACTACCCAAATGGTAGCCTCTTTAGGTAATAACCCAGGAACTTTTAATAGAGGGAGCGTTGAAAAATTTAGAATAAATTGTAGACCTCAATTTCCACAAAGAGTATTTCAAACTGCTTCATTGTATTCTATTAATCACTATTTACCTACATCTTCATATTATGCTATAAAAGATCTAGACACTAATGAATTTGTAATAGATTTTGATACTAATTATACTCAAATAAGTGCCGATAGTGAAAGTAGTTATTTTACTTTATATATGAATGGTTTAGAGCCTGAAAGATACTATCAGGTTTTAATTAAAACTGTTTTGGGAGGAGAAACACTTATATTAAATGATAACTATTATTTTAAAGTAATAAATGGATAATTCACTTAAACCACACAACTCAGGGAGTGAACTAAAATTATCTAAGAAGCTTTATAATAAATCTGCTTATTTAAATGTTATTGATACTCAATTTACTGAATTAGTTCCTCCAACTCCACCTGTTGAGGAACCGGTTAGTGTTGATGAATTTTTTGTATTATATAACGATTTATTTTATGAAATTCCAAAAGAAGGTGATATAAATTCACATGAATTTTTAATAAAACAAAGCACAGAATATGTGGGAGCTCAAGGTATTTCGGATGAAATGCAAGCTCTTTTTGATGAAATTACTGTTTTAAGAGAAGAAAATCTTGAATTACAACAAAATATTATAGATTTAACAACTGATGATAACACTAACTCCACTAGCTAACCCCGAAGGAGCTACCCAACAAGAGTATAATACTTCTCAAGAAGTGCTTATTCCTGTAATAAACTCCTCTTCAGAATTTAATCCTGTGACGGATCAAGTTATTTTTTCTGTGGAAACAGTTACTGGTGATTTATTGTCAAGTGGGAAGGTTTCTAACTTTAGTATTAGAAATTATGAAAACACATTAAATGAAGAAAGTATATCTTCTGTTGTTGTTTTCCCTGTTAGGGATATTGAAAAAGTTGGATATAATGAAGGAATTTATAATGTATATTATAATTTTTATCAAACAGCCCTAAAATCGGATGAATATAATTACTTTATTCAAACTATATCCCCTAGCAGAACGGAAATAAGATTATCAGTAAATAATGTCCCTAATGAAGAAGTAGAAGAATTAGTTCAAAACTTTAGTTCTTCATTAAAAGTAGAGGGGTTATTTAAAGATTTTTATATTGAAATTAATAATTCTTATTACATAGCCAATAATATTCTTTTAGATACTTCTACTGAAGAATATAGCATTTTAATTAAATTATATCAATCTCTACCTAGTTCTATTGAAGTTGATACCCAACTTAGAGTAGTACTTGAATCGGCAGAAACTGTAGGGTTTAATTTAGTATTACCTCCTACCCCCATTATTATTGAAGAAGATATTCAACAAATAAAGGGTCCTAATTTTAGCTATCAACTATCAGATCAAACTAATAACTCTACAGTTCAACAAGATTATACTTCTTTAGAACAAAATACCCAATTAACTTCTTCATATAATGAACTTCAAAATATCCTTAATCAAAAGGGTATAACAGTTAATGTAGATTATACTAATTTTGATAATTTTATTCATTTTAGCTCTGCTTATCAAAGAATATTAAATTTTTATTATAAAGTAGGCCAAATAGAATCTTACCAAAATAGTATAAATACCTTAACAGGAGTATCATCCCCAGGGGATAATGTATCCTCTTCTTTAGGAGTTTATCAAAACCAAATTACAGATGTAATTGAAAATTTTGATGGATATGAAAATTTTTTATATTACACTTCAGGAGCTTTAGCATATCCTAAATCAAATACTACCCAACCTTATAACCTTCAATCTACAGGAAGTGCTGAGGTAATAAGTTGGATGGGGAGTGCTAATGAATCTTCTGTGTACTATGGGGGTAGGTTATATTCTGCTTCGTTTTATGATGAAGAAAATCAAGATAACTTATGTAATACAATTCCTACTTATTTAAGGGAAGACCCTGCAAATGAGGGATATGAATTATTTTTGAATATGATAGGTCAACATTTTGATATATTATATTCTTATATAAACACTTTAACTGATAGGTTTAACAATGATAATAGATTAGATTTTGGTATTTCCAAAGATTTAGTAGCAGATGCCTTAAGAGGAGCAGGACTAAAATTGTATCAAAATAATTTCTCATCAGATGACCTATACTCAGCTTTATTAGGTATTAATGCTTCTGGGAGTTTATTACCTCCTACAGGGTCAGAAGTAATTACTAATTATATTACAGCTTCCAATGATGCTTACCCTTTAGAAGATATAAATAAATCTACATATAAACGTTTATACCATAATTTACCTTATTTATTAAATAAAAAGGGTACAGTAGATGGGTTAAGAGCTCTTATAAACTGCTTTGGCATACCAGATACAATTTTAAGAATTTCTGAGTTTGGAGGAAAAGATAAAGATAATATAAATGATTGGGATTATTTCCAAAATCAATTTAACTATGCTGCTTACATTAGTGGTTCTTCTACTAGTAACCATATAGAAATAAATTGGAATGTAAATTCTGATTGGAATAGTTATGATGATAATCCTGAATCTGTGTTTTTTAGATTTAAAGCAGGAGATACTCTACCCTCAGAAGATAAATATAGTATAGTTTCTTATAATGAAGGAGCTGCTAATTTTTATTTAACTTTAGATTATACAGGTTCGGGATACAGCAGTGCATCATACTCGGGGGCAATACCATCTGCTTCTAATGAATATGCTAAATTATCTTTATGGGATGGTACAACTAAACTTACTAGTGTTAATGCACCTTTTTATGATGGAAATTGGTGGGGTGTTCATGCCGCTAGGGGAGAAGGTGCTTCAGGTGATAGTGTTGATGTAATTTTAAGAGCAGCTAATTCCATATATAATGGGAATGATGGTTTTAAAATAGGATTTACTACTAGCAGTATTGTAAATACAACATTTTCATCGTGGATTAACCCAACATCTGCTGCCCTCAATTTTCCTTACAATAACAATAACAGTGTTACCTTAGGAGGAAATGCTTATTATGGGTTAACAGGATCATTTCAAGAAATAAGATTTTACAATGTAACTCAAAGTGAAAATACATTCTATGATTATGTAATGAATCCTTATTCTATTGAGGGTATTAATCTTACATCATCTGCAGATAATCTTATTTTTAGAGCCCCTTTAGGCAGTGAATTGGGTGTTAATACAGGTACTTTAACTTCAATTCATCCTAAGATAACAGGTTCATATATTACTAATTCATTTAGTAGTAATAGTACTTATACTGTTAATTCTGATGTGATATTTTATCCTCAAACAGAAGTTATATATTATGATCAACCCGCAGTAGGTATTAAAAATCGTATTTCTGAAAAAATTAGAAGTCAAGATTTAATCTTGCCTGCTACAGGAAGTACTTTATCTTCTTATAGAAGTATTCAACAAAATTATCCACAAAGTAGTAGTGCTTATACTAGAGATGTAAATTATGTTGAAGTAGCATTTTCCCCACAAAATGAAATCAATGATGACATTAATGCTTCCCTAGGATACTTTAATATAGGGGATTATATCGGAGATCCCCGTTTATTGTCGCAGTCTGTCACTTCATACCCTGCATTGGATAAATTACGCGATACTTATTTTGAAAAGTATTCTAACAATTATAATTGGACTGATTATATAAGACTTATTAAATATTTTGATAATTCTCTTTTCAAAATGATTAAAGATTTTATCCCCGCTAGTACTTCATTAGCTTCCGGGGTGGTAATTAAGCAACACTTACTTGAAAGAAATAGAGTTCCACTCCCTGAAGTATTCTACTCAGAACCTTACTATACAGGATCTATAGAATCAGGATTTATAAGTGGTAGTACTGGGGGTGGATTTAATAATGTTAATACTCTAGCAAATAGTCCTGAAAATATTGATTTCCAATCTCAATCATTATTTAATCCTATATCTCCTTTTGTAACTCAGAGTTGGTCATCTTCAGTAGATACACCAGTAGGACCTCAAATTATAGTTCACACTACTCAAGAAGAATTTTATGATGGTGAGTTTAGTGGTAGTGAATTTGTGGTTAATAATGGAGAATTGAATGATGAAAATGAAGCTAAAAAACCTTCTACTTTAGAAATAAATTATGATATTATTTTTTATACTAGCAGTGTAACCCCATTACCTCCATTTTTAAATGCACGTTCTGTACCAAAACAAGGAGAAATATATTTATGGTATGATACTGGGAGTTTCTTGGATACAGGGGAGGGAAGCCCCCCAGGTCCTCAACAATCAGCATTTATTCCAGGATAAAAAATAAATAAAAAATGGCAGCAGCACCAACCCAACCAGATTTTGGACAAACTTTAACTAAAGGGGTAAAATATCTTAAAATCAATAAAATTGATAAAGATGGGGAAGACTTTGGGTCTCAACTAAATGCAGCAGATAATCTTGTATTAAATTATCCTGATATAGGTTCTATTCAATATAATATTTTAACTACCCAAGAACAGGATGGGTGTTATTTAATGGGAGTTATTCCCGTTGAAAATACTTCTTCACTTAATAATATTAAAAATTTAGATCTTAATATATTTAAAGCCTCCATATCTAAAACTTTAATTCCTCAAGGAGTTGCAGTATGGAATCCTGATAATGATGGGGGAGTTGATATTACTACTCCAAATGAATACTTTAATGAAACTACAGATCTTTTAGATTTTAATCTAGCTAATACTCCTACATCTATTACTTCTAGTGTATCTGTTACGAATGTTAATGGTGTATTTTTAAGTGCCCAATTTCAATATATATCAGTAGCAATTCCCCCTTCTAGTATTAGTGATTGGGTTGCAGGGAATATTCCTTTTAATTCTTGGAATGATTTTGGAATACAAACCCTAAATATTATTAATATAACAGGTGATGGTACTTTTAGTGCCCAAAGTAGTTTAAATGATAATTATGGAGGTGATTATTATTTTGGAGGATATGCTAATGTAGGACTTGGGGGATTTACCATTACTAATATTACAGAAGAAATTAACCAATCTACTATTCAACCCCCTCAAACCTCTAATCCTATATTAATTAATATTAATCCTGAGGTTGAAGAGTTTGATTGGTCTGATTATAATGCGGTTTTTGGAAATATTGATATACCCCAATATTCTCAAACTTTTATGCAAATAGATTATAATACAGGAGGTACAATTCCTACTAATTTTGAATTATTACGTAAGGGGTCTGCACCTAAAGCTTCTATTCAAGATTCTAATTATACTCAAAGAGGATGGTCTAATGGTAGGTACGATGGAAGTCAAAATAGTTCAACAGATTTTAATACTTATAATAAATAATGCCACAAGCACCATCACAACCTCAAACTTTAATTAATACTTCAATTGAACAACAACAGTTGAATAATTTTTTAGGTCCTGTAAATGGGGCTTTAGGAGGTTTACCTGTTGCCGAAAGAAATCAAAGTTATTTTGCAGTATTTGTAGGGGCAGGAGGTACAGGACCTGAAATTATAGATCAAACAGCGTATTTTATTACTTATTTAGTTGATGAAAATGGTAATGTAAGTAAGCCTTCTGAGGATTATGATTCTTTGATTAACTTAAATCAAAATTTTGAAATTGGAAAAAACGTAATTGTTAGAAATGATGCTGCAAGTGCGGTAAATGGTCAATTAGTAGGAAGGAAAAAAATTGCAGCAATTGGTAAACAAGAACCTATTTTATATTCACAAACAGGATCTAGTGAAGGGGCGAATGTTGATTCTATTAATTTTGATAGTAGTATAAACACTAATACTGTCCCAAGAGCTTTATTTTGGATGAATACAGGGGCAGCTAGTATTGGTGATGGGCCTAACAATTTTACCTATAATGCTCCTTTCCAAAACCCAGAAGCTTCTGTAGCAACTGTTGATGCCGGTGCGGGTACTTATACTGCAACTGATTTAAACTTTTCTCCTGCTGATCAAATTCAAAGTGTAATATTTTCAATAAGTGTCCAATTAGAAAGTTGGAATGATGAAGATATCTCAGGGGAAATTCAATTAACAAAAGATGGAAATGTAATTGGTAATGTCCTATCTTTTGATTTACAAGCAGCTCCTGCCACAGGTGTACCTTTTATTCAAGATTTTAGTCATGTAATACAAGTACAAGCAGCCGATTTAGCGGGAGGTGAATTTAAAGCAGTAATAGATATGAATTTACCTCAAGGTGCAACTAGTCAATTACAAATTAATTATCTTAACTTTAAAATAACCCAACAAAACCCTGCAACAACTTCCCCTGCTACTAATTTACCATTTTGGAATGGATCTAGCACCAATACATGGGTAACTGCTTCAGATGAAATCTCTCTAAATTATGGAAATCAACAAAATTCTCAAAATGTTCTTGATGAAATAGAACCAGGATTTAATTTTTCTCCTGTAACTATACCTTTTATTGTTAATCCTGGGGATAGGATTAGGTTTGGTTATAATATGGAAAATGATTATACTATTTATGAAGTGATAGAACCTTCAGTAGATGTTGATGGGAGATTAAAATTAAGACTTAATTCCCCACCACCTCCTTCTAATACTTTAAATAGTTTTGTTTTACATAAAGTAGATGTTAATAATCCTGTTTACATAATCCTAGATGTTCCTAAAATAGGAGGAACAAATGGTTTTAATGGTATTATATTACCAGAATATCCAACTAAAAAATTAAGAAAAAATTTAGATAATATAATCCTTAGTTTAAAAGAAAGAGGAATAATAACAGACAATGAAAACTAAAAATAATAATATTTATAACCACATATTTATAAACAATGGGATATTTAAATAATTCGGTAGTAACAGTAGATGCTATCTTAACAAACAAAGGTAGAGAACTCTTAGCAAGAGGAGATGGTTCCTTTAGAATCACTCAATTTGCTCTTTCAGATGATGAAATTGATTATACTTTGTATAACCCAACTCATCCTTCAGGAAGTGCTTTTTATGGTCAAGCCATAGAAAACATGCCCTTATTAGAAGCTTTTCCTGAAACTACTCAAAATTTAAGATATAAATTAGTAACTTTACCTAGAGGTACAGCTAAAATGCCTGTATTAGATTTAGGTTTTTCTCAAGTCACTTTAAAACAAGGTGCTTCATTAGCAATTACACCACAAACTTTAAATTATTTAGGTAATAACCAAGTATTTGAGGCTAATGGATATACAGCTACTATAGCGGATGTTAGAGTGTTGAATACATTTAATGGTGTAGGAATCCAAACAGAAGGAGCTGTAGCATTAAATCAAACTGAAACTTTAGGAACTAATGTTTCTAGTACAGTTGTTGGTACAACTATTAATATGACAGCTACTACAGTAAATACTTTATTTGGGGCAAATACCGAATTAAATACTACTTTACAAATTGTAGGAAGAGATAGTGGAGCTAGAATTACCATCCCAATAAAAATTACAAAAACTAACGCATAATGTCATTTACTAGACTTTCTCCTGACGACTTTTTAATTAGTGCTGATAGTGTTACCGCAGGTGCATGGACTGGTAATATTCCCACATTAGCTAGCTTTCACACTTCTTCTGTTCAAGTAGCTTCAACAAGCGGGAATTATTATTTAAACGTATATCAAACAGGTTCTACCCAAACTGAAGCAGAAATACAATTTAATATTGCTTTTGGAGATGCTGCGGGGTCCGGGTCATTATTATATGATGCAGGTATTGATGGTAAGTCATATACTTCTACTGTGTATGGGCAGTGGCAAAATATTGTTTTAGGTGATGAAAATAATCAATTTATATTTGGTGGAATTACTCCTATTACTCAAAGTTTCTATGCTATTTCAGTAGAAAGAAGTAAATATAAAGGTAGCATATTCCCAGGAACTTTAGATTTATTAATTCAAAGTTCAAGTACAGGAGGTAATTTTGATTTAAGATTAACTGATAATAGTAATGATGTTGCAACTACCGTATTTAATGAAGCAGGAAGAGTATTCCAAATTGTATCGGGATCTGCAGGAAAAGCTGTAGGAAGTGGAGCAACCCCTTCAGATGCAGTTGCTAATGGCATGACCGCATCAGGTTCTTATGGATTATTCTTACCAGATATTGGTACTATAATTTTAAATGCAACAGCTTTAAATTTAGAATCAGATGGTGGTGGTATAGGATTAAATACTTTATATAATTCTAATACTACGGATAATAATGCAGCTACATTATATAATGCTATATCTAGCTCAGGTAATTTTACTTTAAATAGTCAAGAAAATATAACTTCTGATTATGTTTTTGTAAGAGCAAAAAATAGCCAATTTAATTATTCTGAGAATCCATCATTTATCTCAGGATCTACGGGTGCTGTACTTTACAATAATTTTATCAATGCTCCTCAAACATTTATTACTACCATAGGAATGTATAATGATGAAAATGAATTATTAGCAGTAGCTAAATTAAGTAAACCCCTTATTAAAGACTTTACAAAAGAAGCACTCGTTAGAGTTAAGCTAGATTTCTAATGAATGAGCTATTTAAAAACACTTACAAACCAAGATGTAATTATAACTCCATTTGAAGTTAATAAAGGATTATCCTTTATTGGTAGAAGTGTACAATCTTTAGCTCCTTATGGGGGAGCAACTTATGGAACTAACTTTTATGGACAAGAAGTTATACTAGGAGATACCTTAAATCAAGCTTATATAGATAGATTTTATGCTCGTAATACTCCCGAAGGTGGATTTTTTAATACTGTTACTGAACCTACTACAGGGTATTTTTCTATTGAATATCAAAAATTAGTATATGAATCTGTTAAACAACTTTATTATTCTAATTTTACTACTTCTGCAACAGGAGATTCTCCCGCTACTGCTAGTTTAGCACCAGGAGCTGATGAAGAAGGTGATAGATTAACAGGATTAAAAACTTCTCGTGGAAGATTTTATAACTTTCTTCAATCAAATTTAACTCCTGATAGGAGTTTTTCAACTGATGAAAATGCTTCTTTAGGTGTTTTATCAATACCCTCTAAACTATATGGGAGTTATATCCAACCTTCATCATTTACTATAAGATTTGGATCTGGTTCCTCAGGAACTACTTATTATGATATAAAAGATGATGGAGAAGGAAATTTATTATATGATAATAAACATTGTGGTAATATTATATATAAGCAAGGCATTGCTATTATAACTGGAAGGTTTGGGTTTGGTTATGGGATTGATGTTTATGGGGATAATGATTATGGAAATGATGAAACATCTTTTGGGAGTGATCCTGCTTGGGTAGATGATTTTGTTAATACTAGAAATATTAGTTGTTCATTTTCTTCTTCTTTTGAAATATATGAAACCCAATATAAATGTACTATAAGAGCAAATGAATACAATTATTCATTAAATCCTAGTTTACTAAAAAAATATGGACAAAATAAAGCCCTTACATCAGGAGATAATGATTATAAAGATTTTATAACAGGTTCAAATTTTAGTCCTTATGTTTCTACTGTGGGGTTATATAATGAAAATCAAGATTTGATAGCAATCGGAAAATTATCTCAACCACTTCCTACTTCACAAACTACAGATACTACCATACTTATAAACATAGATAGATAATCTCATGGCTAAACAACTAAAAAAAATATTCGCAACAGGTACTGATGAAGTAGTACAAGACTTTACTATTAATTCATGGCATGTATCTCAATCTGTAGATGCTCTTACTGCTGCTGAAGCTTATGATATATCAATTAGTGGTAGTTTAAATGTAACAGGATCTGTAAATATTAAAGAATTAGATACGGATGCTGCCCTTACTAATTTTGTAGTTATTGATACTTCTACAGGTACTTTAAAAAAACGAACTTCAGGGGCATCAGGTTCTTCAGGTACTTCAGGTTCAAGTGGTACTTCAGGAAATGGTACTTCAGGTACTTCAGGTTCTTCGGGTACTTCAGGAGTTTCAGTTGTGGGGCCTGCAGGTAATTCAGGTTCATCAGGTACTTCAGGTTCATCAGGTACTTCAGGCAATTCAATAACAGGATTAGATACTCAAGTTTTATATTTTGATGGTGACGATAATCCTGCGGGAGATAGTGAACTTACTTGGGATGATGCAAATAAAACCTTAAGAATATCATCAGGAGATGATGGTACCTCAGGAAAAAATAATCTTATTTTAACTAATGAGGTGGCAAACCCAACAGAATCCACAGTTAATTTAGGTAATATTGTTGGAAAATCTCCTGATGATGCTACAGGTATAGTACATTCAAAAATCCAATTTGAAGCAGATGGTACATGGGTTTATGCTAGTGGTGAATGGAAAATTGCCCCTTCATCTATAGCTTTCTATAATACTGAAACTAATTTCCCTACAATAAAAATGTTAATTTCGGGAAGTGGTCAAGTTCAGTTGGTTAACTATGGAAATGATGGGAGGTTTGTATCATCTACCCCTACTTATAATTTAGGGGTCCTAAATGATGGAAGAATAATTGAAGTATCTCCTAATTATAAAGGATCAGATTACAATGTTATTACAGCTGATAGAATTGATTATAATAGTTATACAAGTGAAGAATTTACAGGAGCTTCTTCTTATCAGATTGATTTAGATCCTACTATAGGATATAATACTGCGGTACCTAGTGCTGATAAAATTTTATTACAAACCACCACTAAAGAATCTTCTTTAAGAGCTAAAATAAACATTGGTAGTTTTACACAAGAAATGAATATTATTACTCCTGTTTCTCAATCTAGATTTATAATAGGGAATAGTACTAGTAATAATGCTATTTATAATGTTAAAAGCGTAAGTTTATTAAATGATCCTACTGAAGGGGATTATATAGATATGAATTTAGAATTTGTTTCAAAGAATGGTTCTGATGATTTTACAGCAGCTTCTCCTCTCAGTTCCTTACAGTTTAGGGGTATTGGTAATACTACTACAAATACTATATATCCTATTTCAAATTATTATACTAGAATAAGTTTAGGTAATCTTTCAACTGAAAATACTATATTTGGGTTTTGGTTAGATGAAACTTTTAGAAGTACTTTAAAAACAGGAGATCAACTTAATGTAGAAGTTAAATGGTTTAGTGACGCTGATTTCGGACAAAGTGGAGAAAACATCAGTTTTATAACTTTTGCCACTCAAGATGGATCTACTCTCCGTAGAAGATTTTTAACAAGGGAAAATGGAGCGGGAACTGAAGTATTTCAAGTAAGTGATTCTGATAGTAGTTATGGGAAGACTCAAGTTTTTATATTCCAATATTTTGAAAGAGACTCTACAGAATATGGATTAATTCCTATATCATCTTATGATTCATTCCAACAAAGCTCCCAACTTAACTAATAAAAAATGGCTAAACAACTAAAAAAAATATTTGTCCCTACTACTGATGAAGTAGTACAAAATTTTAAAATTAATTCATGGCATGTATCTCAATCTGTAGATGCTCTTACTGCTGCTGAAGCTTATGCTATTTCAATTAGCGGGAGTCTTACAACATCAGGAAGTGTTGTTTTTAAAGGATTAAATACTACTACAGGACAGACTAATGTTTTAGTTTTAGATGGTGATGATGTAAAACAACAAGTAGTTGCTTTAGGCACAAATGGTACTTCAGGTACATCAGGAACTACTGGTACTTCAGGTTCTTCAGGTACTAGTGGCTTAAGTGGTACTTCAGGTACATCAGGAACTACTGGTACTTCAGGTTCTTCAGGTACTAGTGGCTTAAGTGGTACTTCAGGATCAAGCGGTACTTCAGGGTCATCAGGTACATCAGGGTCATCAGGTACATCAGGTGTTTCAATAGCAGGTACTAGTGGTACTTCGGGTTTAAGTGGTACTTCAGGTACATCAGGAACTACTGGTACTTCAGGTTCTTCAGGTACAAGTGGTTTAACTTGTTATCAATATTCTATAACTCCTAGTACTTCAGGTCAATCTACAATAACATATAATAGTTGTGAATGTGATGGTGGTACACAAAATTTAATTGTATTACCTCCTATTGATTGTGGGAATAGTACAGACTATTCAGGAGGTGTAGGATATCCAATTCAACAACCTATTAATTTTGGAACTTCAACAGGTACTGTTGCTATAGTAGGAGTTGCTTTTACTGTACCCGATAGATTTACAATTGAATATAATGGAAGTATAGTTGCTGATAGTGGATATAGAGGGGGTAGTACATATAATGTTGATGGTTCTGCATCCAGAAATAGTTTTACAGCGTCATTAGATGGGTTAGTTGATCCCGTTACTAACCTTACCTACCCTAATACATCAATTCCAGGAACTGAAAGTGATGGTTATCCTACAGTAACTTCCCCAGGTACTACTACTATTACTTTTGATAAAAATCTTTCTACTGTAGAGTATGGTGATTTTAAAGTGTATGCTCCAATGAGTAATACTGCGTGGGAGGCTGAAATTGGATGTCCTAATGGAGAAGCTTCACCTGTAGGTACTTCTACTTATTCTGCTACAGTATTTGCTACGAGTGCTCCTACAGTAACTTCAGGAGAAGCTGCTACAATAACTTGTCAAGGAATTGCAGGAAGTATAGATAATTCTACCGCTGGGGGGAGTACTTCTACAGGTGGTAATGGAGATAATAATTACATTAGAGTAGTCCAACCTAATATTGTATATAGTATTGATGAAAGTGTAACAGGTTACACTATTAATACTGTAACAACATCAGGAAACCCTGGATCAGATAGAATTGGATTTAGTAGTACAACCCCTACAGCACCAGGTCAACTCTTTATAAATACAGGAAGTGCAGGAGGAGCAGGGGATTATTATTATTTATTTACTCAACAACTTGCTAATAGTGGATCAATTAGACTTGTTGGTGCAGCAGGAGGTGATCGTACATTTAGTGGTTTAAGTGTTTCTGAAGGAAATGGATTTATCACAGTAACTTATGATACAGCAACAGTTAATAATGCTACAGCTTATGTTAGAGATGAATCAGCCACTACATTTGATGTAGATGCAGAATGGTATGAATATACAATTCCTAGAGGATATAATCGTGTAGCAATTCAAAATATTAGTGATACTACAACTACACCTTTTATCTTAAGAGCAGATAGCACTTTAGATGTAGGGGATAATGCTATTTTAGAAGTAGAATTAGTAGCGGGAAGTGTAAGAACTTATTATGGATATTTTTATAATGTAGGACATAATTCAAGTAGCTTCTATAATAATGCAGGACAGGAAATGATTTCAAATGCTGGGAATACATCAGTACTTCAAGTAATGTATTGGGAATCTGGGAGTAATGCTAATAATGGTTTAGTGCCTTTAACAGCAGAACATGTTAACCCTTAAAAATTAATAATGAATTGGTTATATAATAATGAAGAAATCACAGACATATCACAATTTCCTCCCAATACATTTGGGTTTGTGTATGAAGTGAGTACCCCCAAGGGTAAAAAATATATTGGAAAAAAGGTTTTATATCACAATAAAAAAACCAAACTCAAAAAATCCGAACTAGCAGAACAAAGCGGTCGGGGGAGAAGGGCATTGCATAAAATTGTGAGTAAAGAAAGTGATTGGAAGAAATATTATGGATCTAATAAACATCTTAAAAACCAAATAACTGAAGGTGAAGTTACGCTGGAAAGTTTGGGTAAACAAATTATTGAGATAGGATTTAATAAAAAACATCTTACTTATCTAGAAACCAAATATCTATTCCAACTAGAGGTATTAGAAAAACCTGATGAGTATTATAATGATAACATTTTAGGAAAATTCTTTACCAAAGACTTGGATATTTAAATCCCTCAGCGTATATTCACGCTCATGGTAAATCACCTACTAGTAACTTTAGTTGATTCTGTTTTAGGGAGAGGAAAAACCACATCCAGAGGTAATTATGCTTACCACTGTCCTTTCTGTAAACATCAGAAACCTAAATTAGAAGTTAATTTTACGGAAAATAAAAAGGGTCATAACCCTTGGCATTGTTGGGTATGTAATACTCGAGGTAAAACTATACCTAATTTACTTAAAAAAGCAGAGGCATATGATAAAATAGCCGAAGCCAAAAAATTAATCCCTCAGGGATCATTTGTTGAGGAAACAATAGTAAAACATGATTTATCACTTCCTCCAGAATTTACTAGATTTATAGACAAACCTACCAGCTTAATGTCTCGTCATGCTCTAGCATATTTAAAAAAACGAGATGTTACAATGGAGGATATGATTAAGTATAATATGGGATACTGTGAGGGTGGAGAATATCAAAATATGATTATTATCCCTTCATATGATGCCAATGGTACTTTAAATTACTTTACAGCTAGAAGTTTTGAAAAAGAACCTTTCCGCAAATATAAAAACCCATCAGTATCACGTGATATAGTACCGTTTGAAATGTTTATAAACTGGAATAGCCCGTTGGTATTATGTGAAGGACCATTTGACGCCATAGCTATCAAAAGGAATGCTATCCCGCTGTTAGGAAAAAATATTCAATCTAGTTTAATGAAAAAAATAGTGTCATCTAAGGTTGAAAAAATATATATTGCTTTAGATAGTGACGCCATAAAATCTGCTTTAAAATTTTGTGAAATGTTTATGAATGAAGGGAAAGAGGTTCATTTAATTGAAATGGACGATAAAGACCCTGGGGAGTTGGGATTTAAACGTTTCACTGAACTTATTCAA